TTCATAAATAGGCTGATTATTTTTATCCTTTTTACCAGTATCTGTTCTTGCTAAAAATTGTTTATATGAATTAAATACTTCTGGATTTTTTGAAGCAGATATTGCAATATTTCTTAAGACATTTGAAAACTCCATATTAAATCTTTGAATATCATCAGCAGTAACTGCTGTAGCTTTTAATTTTATAACCTTGCTTAAAGAGTCTGCAATTTCTTTTATTGATTGCATTTTTGCGCTTATCTTGTCTGCGGCTGAGGAAGCATTTTCTGCTGCAGTCTGTAGAGAGTCTTTATAATTTTGATCAGCTTCTAAAATACTTTGTTGCTTTTCTTCATCTTTTCTTGCTAATTCATCAATTCTAGCTTCAGCCTGTTTTAATCCAAGTTCCTTTTGTATCTGTTGAATTCTTAATTGAGCCTGTGCTTGTGCTGCCGCATCTCCTCTTGCAACAGCTGCCTGTAAATCAATTTGAGCTTGTTGTAATTCTAACTGTGCATTTTCTTGATCAAATGTTTCTCTGAGAGCTCGTTTCTTTGCATCTGCAAGTTCTCTTATACCTTTAATCTTATCTTGTATAGCCTTAATTTCAGCTTTATCTAGTCCTTTTCTAGATATGCTTTCTTGATTTGCAGCTTTTTGTAAGTTTTTATATTTTTTATCTAACTCTGCTAATGTTTCTGCTGCAACCTTTAATCCTGAAATACCACTAGTTGTATCTAATGCTGCTTTACCTGCTGCATCTAAACCTGATGTAAATTTAGCTAACATTTCTGCTTGCTCAGAACTAATTTTAGATAAATCTCCGCTTACGCCTTGAAGGAGCAATCTCCATTTAGCATACATTCCACCTATTGTATCTGAATCATTTAATATTCCAGCCAACTCTGGTCTTTGTGCTTTTAGAACTTTAAGAGTTTCTGCACCTAATTTATTATCTTTAACTTTTGCATCTGCCATTTTTTGAAACTGAACTGCAAGGGCCTCTGCTTCGTCAAGAGTATTACCAGTAGCATCTTTTGTTCCAATCAATCCTTGAACTGCAGCATCAAGTGAAGATATTGCGGTATCAACATTTGATGCAAATGCTGCTGGATCTATGTCTTTAAGATTTTTAACATTTTCTGCAAGATTTTTAATTATATAATTTGCAGCAGATCCTTTATCAGATATTCCCATAAAGGCTTTATTGGTTAATGTACTAATTCCTTGACCAGCTTTATTTGAAGATTCAATTAATGCATAAATTAAATTATTTGCTTCTTCAACACTCTTTCCTGCAGCAACCATTTGTGCTTTAAGATTTGAAGCCCATTGATTTACTTGAGATGAATCTATATTATTTAATATTGCCAAAGTTTCTGGCATATCTGTTTTAACACGTTCTTTTAATTCCTTTAATTGCTGAATTGTTAAAGTAAGTCCGCCTACACCTGCAGATGTATATGATTCAAAAAATGCCTTTGCTTTATCTGCCGCTAATTTCTGCTCTTCTTTTACGGCTTTAATTCTATCTGTTAAGGTTACATATTGAATGCCAGCTTCTTTAGCACCTTTTTCTGTAATTCCATTAAGAGCCTGTGCATCTCTTTTTGCTTCCGCAATTCCCTTTCTCCAATTTTGAAATGCTTTTACTAAACCAAATATTGTTGATAGTACTGCTACTCCTGGGATTGCTCTTGTAAGAAGAACTAAGCCTCCTCTTACGACAGTTACTATCTTACTAAAACTTGTAAATCCAGCAATAATTTTTGGAATAAGTGTAAGCATTTTTCCAAGGCCGCCTGGAGCAATCATAGATATTACTGAAGCAACTTGAAGAGCAGCTCCTGCTCCACCGCCTATTCGTTGTCCAGCCATTTGTAGTCCCATACCTACACCAATACCTGCTAGTGGAGAACTCATCATTCCGCCCCCACCCTTACCGCCAAATCCAAAAAATCCTTTTTCTCTAGCCTCCCCAATTATTCCTTTTTTATATTTTTGAATTCCAACTATACCATTTTGTAGCCCAAGCATGCTGTCTACGTTGTATCCAGCATTCATAAGAGTTAGGGCTCCCTGGTTTCCAGCAGTTGCTGTTTTAGTAATCACAGATTCTCCTGGTTCAATTAAGGCTGGAATTATATCTCCGCCACCATAACCTGGAACTTGAGTTACACCATTTTGGTATTTACCAATATTTTTTTTATAATTTGTTGGATCAGTAGCATGCAAAAATAATTCATAATCAGAACCTCTAAACGCATCTTTTCCAATAATAATCTTTTGTCCATTAAAATCTCTTAGAACAATTGGTTTATAGCTACTACTTCCTCCACCTGCGCTTCTATTAACAACACTTGTACTTACTGGACTCTTTGAGCTAAACTGTTTCCATAAAGATAATATTTCTGGATTGTCTCTATATTTCATTCCAATAACTTTATTTGATTCTGTCCAATATGGATTTGTTGAATCTCCAATAAATGATTTAGAAGAAACTTTGTTTACATAATTTTTAGAAATTGTTTCAAGAATGTCGTCTGCTTCTCTAACGTTTATTTTTCCAGAATTAACAAGTGCTCCTATAAATTTATCTGTTCCTCCTTTAACTATACCGTTACCAGCAGCCAATACTGATTCAAGATACGGAGCTACTGGCATTGTTCCAGACTCTAATAATTTATTTACTTTTGTAGCACTCATCCCTGGAATTGATCTACCAAATACTCCAGATACGGTTTTAAACTTATATGCAGCTTTAGATGCTTTTGAAGAAATTAATCCTAATTTTTGTGCTATTGCTCTTCCTAAAGTTAATCCAGCACCAATAGCTCCGCCAGCATATTTTTTAATTCCAACTTCTCCCATTGCAAATTTTCTTGGGCGTGTAGTTTCAATATTATATCCAGCTCCAGATGTTCTTACACCAAGAGAACGTGCTACTTTATCAATTAGGTCACGAGTCTTACTCTTTTTAAATAGTTCACGCATATTTGATTTACCAGTTGGATCAACGACTGGTTGATTTAATGTAGGAACCATTGTTGGATTTAGTGTTCTTCCCATAGCTGTCGCTTGAGCTGTCGCAGTAGAAGCAATCATTTGTTCAACTTCTAAATTTAATGCTATAATTTTTGCTTTTGCTTGTTCAACTGTTAATTTACCAGCTCTTAATTCTGCAACAATTAATGAAGATTCTTTAGCGGCATTATTGGTAATTGTAGAAATTGCTGGAAGCATATTATCAAATTGATCCATAAAGTCTTTACTAACAACGCCAGTTGCCATAACTTGTGTCTTTAATTTTTTAATTTCTTCTTTTGATTGCATAGCAAGGGTAGCTGTCATAGCATGCCATCTTGCCGCTTCACCAGCAACCACACCAGTTGAAGTTCCGCCTATGGTTGTTAACCCTGGAACATCTGGTAGTCTATCAGACATATAAATTTGTGGAGCTTCTCCAATTTTTCTATTTACTGGTATAGATCCTGGAACAAGTCCAAATATTGTTTGTTGTAGTCTTTGATCTTCTGTCATTCCGCCTCTTGGAACCATATGCGTAGAAGCACGACTTCCCATAGTTCCTACTAATGGGTGTGATGGATTTACAACTCTTCCGCCACCAGCACCCATAACTAAATTTCCAGCCATTGTAGAAACTGCTGGGCCAACAGAAACTGCACCTGATTTAGCTTTTGCTTCTAATATTGCAAACTCATCAATTAAATTACGAAGTGCTGTTTGTAAAATTGCTGCTGCTTTAGCATCGCTATAAAATGTTTGTTCTACTAATTTTCCTGCTTTTTCTGCAGCAAGCATTTCTGGAGTTAAATATTTCCATCCTTCTCCGCCTTTAAAGAATGCTTTCATGTGACCTACACCCTTTAGAATATATCCAAAGAAGTTAGCAAGTACACCAGTTAACATAATAAGTGGACCAGCAACTGCTGTAAGTGCACCTAAAAATGTAAGAGCTTGTTTAATTGGTTTTGGCAAATTACCAAAAAATTCTAATGCTTTATCTACTATATTAATTATATTTGTACTAATTGTTAAGAATTCATCACCAAGTCCAGCAAGGTCTGCTTTTAAACTTTCTATTGCTCTCTTATACTTACCAGATGCTGATTCTGTCACCGCCGCCAACTCTCGGCCTGCTACTGCTTCAAGGTCACTTGCACTTGCTTTCATTAAGTCTAAAACCTGTAACGTCTGGCTTCCTTGACGACCTAAGTTTTCAAATAAAGCATTTAATCTTGAAAATTGGAATTTACCAAATAGTTGCTCAATTGCTTGTTGTTTTTGTAAAGGATCAAGCTTATCAAGCGATGCTTGTAGCTCTAATAAAGTTTTTGTTACATTACCAGCGTTATTATTTACAATACCTAGAAGGTCAATTCCAAAACCTTGAAATTTTGCTACAGCTACATCTGTTGGGTTAATTAAAGATGCTAGTGCTGACTTTAAAGCATTTGCTCCTTCTGATGCCGAAACCCCACCTTCACGCATAGCGGTAAGATAAAGAGCAAGGTCTTGTACGCTTCCGCCAAGTCCTTTAATTACTGGACCTGCTTTTGGAATTGCTTCTACTAAATCTTGTAGAGTTGTTGATGTTTGGTTTTCAACTGCGTTTAGGAAGTTAATTGATCGTGCAAGTTCTTCGGTGTTTGCTTTAAATGCCGACTGAATTGCTAGGGTTGCCTTCATTGCTTCTTGACGATCAACTTCACCTAAAACTGCCAAACGACTAGTTTCTTTTACTGATGCTAAAAGTTCATTTCCTTGTTTACCAGTAGCAGCAATATCAGCAGCTAATCCTATTGTTTCTGCAAAGTTGGTGCCGTATGCAGAAGATAATTCTTTTGAGGTATTAATTACATCTTGTCTTACTTTACCTAATTCTGCTGAAGATGTTCCTGCAATATCTCCATAGACCTTGGTTAAACGAGTTAATTCTTGATCTGCAACTTTAAATGCATCTGCAGCTGCTTTTCCAAAAGCAGCCATTGGAACAGTTAAACCTACTGTTAACTGACGACCTGCCCACTGTGTATTTTTACCCCAGTTAATAAGTTGTACTGCACCATCTTGAATAACCTTATTCATAATAGCAAGTTCTTGTCTTGCTATTGATGTTTTGTTTTTAATTGCGTCTAGGCCTCTTGGCACATGAACATTAAATTGCATAAGGCCTTCAGCGTTTCTACCAAGTGGCTGAAGGACTGCATTTTGCATAGCAACCTGTTGTCTGGCAAGGTCTCTTATGAGGCCGCCAGATGTTTTAACATGTGTCTGGAAGGTATTAAAATAGTCTCTTAATTTTAGTTTGCCGCCATCAAGATTTTTACCAAACTTTTCAACATCCGATGTAAGGCTAACAAAGTGTGTTGAGAATTGACCAGTACTTCTAAGAGTGTCTGCAAATGTTCTATTTATTACAGAAATATTGTTTGCCAACATTTTGTTGGAAACTGCAAGTTGCTCCTGTAATTTAGATAGGCTGGCTGTGACCTTATGCACATCTGCGATAAGGGCTGAAAAGTCGGCATTAGCGACTATTCGGGTACTGATTGTTTCGTCAGCCATTTATTATTTATTGCTCCTTAAAGTATCCTAATCCTGCTCCAATTCCAAACCCAGCTTCCGCTGCGAATGATCCTTGTAGCGAAACAACATCATCTGCTGTAGCATTTATTCCTGATGCTCTCAAACGAATGTCGTCAAACGAGGAACTTTTCTCTTCTTCGTATTCACCTATATCTACACCCTTTAGCATTGCTTGAAACTTTCTTTGTTCGTGTTCCTTTTTCTTTAATGCTTGTAGCGTATTTATAAGTTCTGGCATTGAAAGATTTTCTTCTAGTTCATCGTAATTTTTCCAATGACCTAAAAGGAAAAGCTCTCCTTCAAGTGCGGCTAAGTCTAGTTCTGTCCAGCCAGAACCGCTGCCGCTAGAAGGTTTGGGTCGTCAAGTTTAATTCCTCCGCAAACTTCAAGAATGCGGTTCATTGTAGGAACATCAAGAGCGTCTTCTAGAGCTTCTCTGTCTTTTACCAAATCTGGTAGTTGCTTCTCTAAAGCAATTGCACAAGCGTCAATAAGAATTGTTAGGGTCTCTCCCTCTGTCTTAACTTCGCCAGTCTTTTGAATAGCCTCCATAAATTTACGGAGTTCTTTAATTGATAATGGTTTGAGCTTTATGTTTTGCCCATTTTGTAGTTGAATTTCTTCTACGTTATATACTGTAGTAGCCAATTTATCCTCCTTGGATAGTCTCAATTATTATAACATAATGGTTTTACACATACAAGCAGAAAGCCCCCGAAAATTCGGGGGCCTCTGAATTTTATCTAATTAAATTAGACTGCCAATACACGGTCAATAATTTTACCGTACTCTTGTCCTTCGTAGCCGCTCATAGCGGTTGGAAGAAGACGGAATGTTACTGGGAATGTGGTTGGTGTAGAACGAGCCAAAGAGAATTGTGACTGTTGTACTGAAAGAACACGACGTGCATAATATACACGCTCTGTTCTAGAAGCACTCTCTGTTGGTGCTTGTCCAACTGCAATCAACTGACGCTCTGTTGGCGCAATACCAAGAGCACCTGCTGCAAGACCAAGTTCGGTCTTTTTGCTTGTACCAGTTCCTGTTTCAATAATTGTATTAGTTTGGCTAATAGCAGTATTATTGGCTGGATCATCTGGCTGTCCGAAAATAACTAGAACGTTTTCTAGTGTACCTTCTGACATTTCTGTTGCGATCATAACCTCCATCGCAGACTTGAACAGCTTAGCTGTATCAAGCAACTGGTCAACGGTTACGGAGTCGTATGTTGGATTGTAAGTAATTTGAAGACCATTATTGGTAAACCCTACGTTTCTGTAGTAAAATGTTGGAGCTGTTGGGTCTGTCTTTTCATTAAGTGTATCTGTATAAGACTTTCCTGCTACAAAAGCACCAGCACTAGTTGTACCTGGTTCTGAATTTTCGTATGTTGCATAACCTGATGTTGTCGAATCAATATTCGAAATAAACAACGGAGAAGCTCCTACGAGAATATTTTTGGCATTACCTGCATTTTGTTTTGCCATGTTTTTATTTCCACCTCCTGGGGTTTCTAAATATTTAGTTTTTAAAATCTAAGCTGGCTAGGCTTCTTTCCTCTTATCCAATTTTAGGCTATAAATGGTCAAAAGGCAAACAGGCTAACTGAACCTGCCTGAGCCATCCGTAACCCTTGAATATTTGATTTCTAAAATTATATCGGTAGAGAAAAATCCTTGTAATTCTTCAGATGGGGCTGTTGGGGATATGTCGGCTAAATATATGCTATGGAATTTAAACTTATTAGATAGACTAGACCAGTAGTTAACATCTCTTGCCGACTCGTCCATCCGCCTAAATTGATCTGTCATAAAGTTTCTAATTTCATTTATTTCTGAAAACTCTGTTGAATATACGCTAAATAATATCTGCTCACAGCATATAAGCCAATTTTCGTCATAAGACATGCCTATTTTATCATAGACTATATGCTTTTTTCCGCTTAAAAATTGATTCATTTCTGGAAGCTGCTGAACTGGAATTATTGGAATAAGGTTTTCATTGACATTATCGCTCCAATAATCCGTATCGTCAAATATGTTTCTATCTGTTAACTCTTTCCATAAAAACTTACGAAGTTCCAGCATGGCGTCTAGTTTGTAGTTTGCTGTCATTATAGAGATCCTCCATAAGCCTGAGTTAGTGCCGCATCTGCTTGGCTAAGCAATGTTTTTGGATAAAACTTATATTGTACTTTTTTAATGTTAGATGGTAATCTCATTGCTCTTACTAATCCAGAATTAAACACCTGTTGAAATTTAGATTTCTTAATAGACATATTTACTAAATTGCTATTGAAGAATCTAGAGTATGCTAATACAAATTGATTTTTAACTCCAGGTCCGCCTGGTCTTTTAACAAATGTAGATTTGCCTTTAGGCATAAATACTGTTTCTCCATTATATTCAAACACTAAGCGCTCTGCAGATTTGGGAGAAATTTTTAATGCCATTCCAGCTTCCATAACGGAAGCCTTATTTACAAACACATGTCTACGTCTACTGTTGCTTGACGGAACTAAAGATCTTGAAGGCTTAAACTCAAAACCTAATTTAAAAGACAATCCTTCTGTAGACAAAACCTTTAAATCAAATAATCTTGATTTTGGATTCCCAGCTTTTTTCCATTCATAAACGTGATGCATATTTCTTGGACGGCTTCTTGCTATAGCATCTATATATTCTCCAAAATCTTTTTGAATTTGATTAAACATCGTAGTTGTAAACTGATTTTGAAATTCTTTGTTAGTAGTTAATTTAGCAATTACATTTGACTGATAATATATGAAAGCAGATACCTGTGCTACAGTTGAATCCTTTAAAACTCCAGGAGCCATTCCTGTCATTAGGTTTTCTAAACCACTGGCAGTTTGAACTAGCAGCACACTATTGTCCAATCTTCTGGTTCTCCGATCTTTTAATTGTAGAATTGTATCCAACAACTTTTCCAAACGGGTCTGTTATTGGTGTAGTTCCCATAACCTCAAAAACTGTTGGGGTATCTGAAGGGTAGTTTAATTCTACCCATATAGGGTTTCCATCTGAATCACAAATATTTGTTATTTTTTCTCTTAAGGTAATTTTTTCAGAAGTTCTAATTTGAATAGTTTGATCATTTACATACTTGTTAGAAATAATTTGTTTATCTGTAGATCTTGCACTAGCAGAGTTACTTATAATACCTTTAGCGTGACATGGTACTGTTTTATAAAATGCCCATTCTTTTACTAATGCTCCAGTATCTGAATCTTGTTGATCAAATTGTTTATAAACATCTAATGTCATGGATAGAACACCGTCCATTAAATCAAACATTATAGTATCTCTAATCTTGGCCTTACATAATTTGTAAGAAGTTTGTCTGCATATGCACAACCAGTTCCAGAATATGCTTCTGATGAATATTCAAAGTCCCAGTCAAATGTGGATATATTTTTTAAATATCTGTCTGCCCAAACACGATCTTTTGCAAAGTAGTGGCCCATTAATTGTATACATGCCTGCTCAACATCATCTGGAACTAAATTCCAGCCAAAAATTCCATCAATTTTATATTCAACTGAATCGTTAAATGCTCCAGTAAATCCATAATCATTTACTGTTGGCTGAACCATGCCGTTTGCTGAATATACAGTATTATCTATCGTTGATGATCTATTTACATAAAGACTGTACCCGTCTTCTGAAATTTCTGGAGCATAAATCCAATTATTTATATTTGGAGAAGATAATTTATCTATTACCTTTAAACCATTAATATAAAATCTTGAAAGACTTAAAATTTTAAAAGGTAATTGTAGTCTATCTGATCCATTACCATATACTCTTACCGTTTCATAGTATTGTGAAAAATCTTGTCCAGTATAATTTTCAATTACTTTTCTAGCATACTTTTCTGCCATTCTTAATTCATGATAAGGTTTATAATTTGGATCAGAAGGGTCTGTACCAATATTTAAATCTTCAATAGCTTCTGCAATATTACAGTATGGAATAACTAAATCACAATATGTTGTGTTTGTAGAAGAAACTCCTTGATAGGAGTATTGCCAAACAACTTTTAATTTTTTAGGTCTATTTGCAAGTGCGGTTGGTATATTAAAGTAATATGTTCCAATATTAGTTTCTTCTTTTATTGTTGAAAATGTATATTGTACAGTTGAAGGATCAATATTTGGAATAACTGATGGATCTTTTGTTATATCATAGATAGTGACAGTAACGTTATTATCAGCATCAACTAGTTCTCCATTAAAAAATATTTTAGTATATACTGGAGAATTTGTTCCTACATAAGCCTGTGCCATTTAATAAGGCTAGATTAGTTATAGTACTCCTGAACCTCTGTTGGGGTAGCTAATCTAAAGCCCTCCTCCTTATCAAAAATTTTCTGAGCATCATCTTTGCCCATAGCAACAAATGGGTGCTCTCTTGTAAATGTATGTCCTAGAATATCATATCTAAAATTAGCTCGTGTCATTCTAACAAGGACAGTGTTTTCTGGATCGTTCTTTTTCGGGTCAATTTTTGGAAGAGTGTCTTCTATGGTCTCCATTGATTCCTCATTTATCTTTTTAGTGGTCTGTTCGTATACAGACCAGGTTACGCCTTCTTCAGCCAACGCTGAGATAATGTCTGTTTTATTCTTTAAACCTTCTGTTTCGACTGCAAAATCTTCTGCAATCTTTTTTAGTTCTGATACTTTTAATGTCTCAAATGACATATATTTCTCCTATTTCTACTTAAAACAATTATAGCATTAGTAAATTTAAATGAAAAGCCCCCCAAAAAATTTAATTTTGAGGGGCTTTTAGCGGATCTAAATCCTATAAATTAGGAAGCGACCTTAACGTTCTTTACAACTACCCAGCAATCTGCCTGTTCGATTTGAACGCCAACACGAGTATACATTGTGTACTCAATGGAGTCCTTACGTGGCCAGAAGAAGCGGTATACGGTTACGTCACGCTTAACACCAATAACTACGTTATTTGGGAATGTTAAGTGTACGTCTCCGTGTGAACCTGTTTGTCCTGTGTAGTCTCCAGCCTGTGTCTCAGGAAGCAAAGGAACTTCTACTAGAGGAATTCCAAATGCATATGGAGCCACATAACCTGCTGGTCCACCTAGAGGTGCAACGTCTCCACGGATAATGCTTGAAGCGATATCCTGTGGGTTTACGTTTTGAATGCCTGTTGATGCGCTGTACAAATAATCTTGGATCAAGTTTGAACCTGCAAGGAAGCGAAGGTCGTTACGACGTTGCTTGTACTTACGAGGCATAGCCTTGAGAGCCTTATTAAATGTTTCACGTGAGATGCCTGTTGCGGCACCATTGTCTACTACACGTCCAGCAGCCTTAGCAAGTTTAACTACACCATCAAATGATTTGTATAGTGCGTCTCCTGTATTAGCGGTATTTCCATTGAGAACTACGTCCTCAATATCATTTCCAGCTTGTGTTGCCATCATACGTGCAATATGATCTTCTAGATCAGCACCCTCAATATTGTCTTCTAGAGACTCTGTTGAAAGCTCCCAATCTAGACGAAGTTTCTTTGTTGTTAGAGAAATCTTTGAGAAAGTAACAGCTGCGTTTGAAGCGGTATCATCTGCTTCAGTTGCAAGCTTCATTAACTTCTCACCTACTCCAATGCGATCAATTTCAGTGGTATCGGCTCTCATACGGACTGTACGGGCTACCTTACCAATAACTGTCGCATCGAACATGTAATCCAAGAATCGTGCTGATTGCTCTGGATTTAACAGACCACCTTTTCCTTCGTTTCCACGATGGATACCAGTGTCTGAGAATGCAGCACCTACCATAGTACCAGTTTGTGTGGTATTAGCAGCTACTGTCTTTTCTAATGTTTCATTGCTCATTATATTGTTTCACCTACCTTATTAGTTAAATAGTTCGTTTACGGAACCGAGGAAAGAACCGTTCCACTTTGATTTGGATTTTGTTACTACTTCCTGTGACCCGCCAAGGTCAGAGGACTTCTTAATTGCAGTCTCAGCTTCGACTGCGTCAACACGCTTTTCGACATTATCGATGGTGTCTTTGATGTTTTGTACTGCCTGTGAAAGTGCGGCATGCTGTTCTGCCAACTCTGAAATTCTAGTATCTACGCTCTTGCTGAATGTCTCTACTGTTTCTTTAATTCCAGAAACTTGAGCAGCATTAGCCTCAGAAGCCTTATTTAGAGTCTCTGAGAAAAAGCCTTTTAGATCGCCTAGCATCTTTGCAAAATCAGGTTCATCAACCTCAACTTCTGATACGTCGGCTGCTTTTTCCAGAACTTCGGCAGAAGCATCTGCTGCTGCATCTGCAGGAGCTTCAGCTGCTACTTCTTCAGCAACAACTGGTGTTTCTTCTACGGCAACAGGAGTTTCTTCAACTGCTGCTACTGTCTCTGTGTTTTCTGACACTTCATTACCTCCTTCTGCGTTTGCCTGTTTTGCGATTATGTTTGTATCAGGCAACGTCAATCTTGATTTCTTGTGTGAATCAAGAATTCTATCTATTTCTTTTGCTTTGTTAACATCATTACTCTCAACCCATCCAATTAGTTCCGCCTGCTTACCTGTAACTGGGGATGTATAAGAAGATTCTGTCGAAATAAAAACAGAGTCAGATTCTTCACAATAAAAAATGTTTTCAGTTTTTGTTTCTGCTGCAATACCTTTAAACATAAGTTGACCATTCATTTTCTGGATAGACAAAATATTACAAAGCTCGTTTGCTGGTGAATCTACAACAGATAATTCCATTAATGCATATTCTTTAATAAAGCGAACTGGTTGACCAGTTGACTTATTAACTTCATTCTCTGAATCAATAATCTTTCCGCCTATTGAAAATCCTTGAAGTGTTCCATCAAGAATTTTTTCCCATGTATCTTGTGCACCTTTTGAAATGTAAGCATCTACATAAACGCCATTATAAAATTCTTTTGTTGCTGGATCATAAAATGTTTCTGGTTTAAATGAAACCATTTTGCCAACTGCAGTTGGTCCATGCATTTCACGAATGTTGCCACGGAAGTTTTCAAAAGCTTTGATGCTTGCATCTGATGTTACAACATCGCCAGTTTGATCTAAATTATCTAATGTGGCAAAGCCAGAGACAGTTCGCTTTTCACGATTAACCTTAGTAAAGGGTACGGAAAGGCTGATATTATCGCCATGCGAAGACCACAAAGATTTCTCAATATTCATATGCTTAATTATAAATTTTTATATATAAAAAGGCAAATAATCAGTTGAGTAGGACTACTCAACCTGTCTTCCATCGCCCTGTGTATTTCTAGCTTCTCCAGAAATATCGGGGGAGTTATTTTCTCTTTCTTGATCCCGCCTTCTAGTATTTCCAGCCTGAGCCCTAATTTCTGCCTGTTGCTGTGGCTTTAATTGAACGACTTCATCTCCTCCATCTAAAGGAACTAGGCCCATTCTAATTCTAACCTCATTTGGAGTAATTACCTGCATTCTCAATAATCTTTCATCAATCTTAGACTGAGTATCTGCATCTGTAAGTGCCAATTCGTTAAATTTAATTTCAAGGGCATCTGTCATTTCTTGAATTAATTTATTTAATTTCTTCTCTAAAATATCCTGTGATGGACGGCATACCTGCTCTTTAAATGTTTTATCTGCATCTCGTGCTGAAGCTAAACTGACTCCTTCTGGAGTTCCAATTTTATTTACTGGAACACGATGTGCCATCAAAATTTCATCTCTATTCATTTTACGATATGTATTAAATGATGAATCTTGTGTTCCCGCTTCGATTGGCTCCATCTTAAATTCAGTTTTAGAATCTGAAGTATCTGCAGGTAGCGGTATATACAAAGACCTGTGGTTCTTACCCCTAAGTCCAGTCTGGAAAAATTCAAGCAATTTTCTTTCTGATTGATCTGATAATTTTGCACCTTTAACCGTAATAATATAACGTGGAACTGCTTTATTCTCAAAATAGTCTAGGTTATACTTACCAGCAAACTCATTTCCAGCCATAGCATTTGCTGCAGCTACAATATCTGGGATACCATAGTAATTATTTTGTGGTGTATATTTCTTAATATGAATAATTTCATTAGGTCTATCTAATCCGCCAGCAATTGGATTTTCTGTTTCTTGATCTCCAAAGTTACGGAAGAATACTGCTTTACCATAAAGCAATTGAATAAATCCATCACGAAGACGGCGAACTCGCATTGTCTTTGCAGGGATATGTCCGATATATCCTATTTTACCAGCAGAAGTTCTACCAATTTCTAAATATCCATTTCCTGTTGCTTCTACATCTGTATAAAATTTAATTAATGTTTCTTTAAATGTTTCTTCTTCATTACAGTCTTCAAGCCACGCATGTAAATCTTGACGAAGTCTGTTTAGTTTACGACGTGCTCTTTCTAACTGAACTTCATTTTCTATACCGTCAAGTGCGTCCATTGCTTTTCTTGTTTCAATAAAATCAAAACCTAGTCCTACAATATTTGAAACCTTAGCATTTACTGCTGCATAGTTATATGGAGATATTTCGTAAACACGTGATAGGTACTCTAAATTATATGGTGGTTCGATAAGATCGAACATTGCATATCCAGTGACCGCCTGAGCTAGAAGATTCTGTTGTGTTTCTGTTCCATCAATGCCTGCAAATCTTTTTTGTAAATCTCTATTCATCTTACGGCGGAATGTTGGGCCAAGTCCAGATATCTTAGTTAGGTCATCTCCCTCAACTCTAAATGGATCATTGGTTGTTTCTACAGATAAATTATTAAATTTAGCCCAATCCGCTGCATTGGATATATGTATTGTTTGATCTGTGCTATCGTCTTCTAGTTTCATTTTCTAATCCCGTCCTGCTTTAAGGAGTCTTTATATACTCCTATGTCTAGTGGATCTGGAGTCAGACCCCACTTCAATCTTTGTTGCTGATACTGAAATTCTTCGTCATCAATTTTACGACGGCCTTCCAGAAATATTGGTTGTCCCTCATAAATACCATAAGACCTTACTTCTCTGGCCAAGGCATTAATCCTGTCACGGTTTCCCTTTTTAGATGCAATTGAAAGATAATTTCCTTCATCATCGCCAATCCACCGTCCGTCTGGCATTTCCCAAACGTATATACCAAGGGTGGTCTCATCTTGCTTAAACTTAAAACCAGATCTTTTAATGTTCATAGGTTTTTATTTTACCACCAGTTAGTGCATAAGTCCAGCTTTTTTGTCAATCAAAGTGACAAATTACACGCTCTGGAGAACAATCCAGTCATTATTGTATGCAATAAAGTCGGATTCGGTAAAGGTAATTGTCGGCTCAGATGCCGAAGTTACAGCCCTTCCTGTATATAATTCATAATGAGTTTCTACAATTGGGGCAGTTAATTCTTTTTCATATATGCCAATATTTTTATATAAATTATCAGGACCCCCCGAAACCTCATAATTAAATTGAAGGGTTCCAGAAACGGGGTTTGTAAATACTAAAATTATATGATGTGGCTCATTATCATTTAAATATGTGCTAATGTTTGTTTGATTAGTTACATCTATATTATTTACGTATATCTTACTGATATTGGCCTTAGAAACCGTTCCAGAGCCGTTCCAGGCCATTCTGGTGGTAGAAGGTGCGGAAGCGTAGAAAAGGGTGTTAGAAGCCAAGCTAGAGGGCGTAAAGAACATTTCTACGGACTTGATAGAAGATCCAGTCGTAATATCAAATCCTGCTCCAGTTTTTGTTCTTAATCCATTAAAATAATTTCTGGATAAAACTGGATAATTTAATGATCCAAGGGAATATTCCGTTGTTGAACTTATTTTATCTCCAAAATTGTCTGCGTAAAAATTTTTAGTTCCAAAAAATTTAATTGAAAAATAGGATAATTTAGGCAGGAATTTACTGGCATCTGTTGTAGACATAGTTATTTTTACATATAGCCTACCTGAATTGCTAAATGAATCTTTTGTATATTGAGGAACTGCCTGCCCATTTACGCATGGTAGCCAATTTGTTCCATTTACACTGGTTTCTACTGTAACTCCATAATCATTCCGCCACTCAATTTTAGAAGTATTTAAATCTAAACTATCTGGTACAAGGAAGAAGTCTTCTATTATAAATGTTCTTGCTTCTACAGTTTCGGTTTCATTAAATCCAATTTCTTTAGCTAAAACATCATAATATGTATTTTCATCTAAAAAGTATGTCCATGGTTTACTTACTGGATAAGAATAATCAAAAGCAGGTCTCTGTTTTGCGTCAGTACAAGTAAATAATGTTCCTTCATCTGGTTGGACAACTTGAATTGCTGGATATGTAGTATTGCCATCAATGTGGTGTCTATAAACTGCATTATCCAATAGCGCATATCTATATACTGCTGGAGCATCTACAATAAAACTATTTCCGACTGGAGTAGGTCCTATTTGTAAATTAATTGTTGTATTTGTAAATTTAAAATTTGATAAAGATTTAGACTCTACATTTTTTCCATCTACGTATATATTAATTGAAGAAGATGAGTATGTGCCAACCACATGAATTACTTTCTTGTGGTATGGTAGAGCATATCTAACTAATTCTGTTGATGATACTTTAAATACTATATCATTTTTGTGCAGAAATATTCCGATATTGTTTGAAGTATCACCAAATATCCTTACTTCTGATGTTGATGAAATTGTTGGATGAAACCATACTTCCATACTAAAATCATTATCTGATGTATATTTTGTTCCAAATCCCGCCCCAACATTTGCTCCATAATAATCTTTTGTAATTGGAACTGTAATATAAGCAGTATCAGTTATTTCTGTTCCAGAAATTCCGCCAGAAACTAAAGGCAATATGTTTGATGCTGGTGATCCTACATAAGTAGCATTATTTCCGCAACCAGATTTATCCGAAGCTGTAGAACCCGAAGATTCGTCTAAAGGCCAGAAGCCTAATGGATAATCTTTTATTACCCTTAGTTGATAAGACATTTATTATTCCTGAGATACTACTTGCCAGTTTAAATCTTCTTCTACCCAACGATACATCTGTCCATCTGTTGGATATGGAGTTGGTGCATCCCAAAGACAGGTGTCTTCATTAAGTACCCATGAATTGAAAGGTTTTGGTGGAATGAATGCATCATGAGTTGCATCGTATGAGTATCCAATTCCTGCGTAATTTTTTCTAAGCGGGGTTCCGCCCAAAGAGTGTACTCCACCCTGTGTATTATATGAAGTCTTTACCCAAGTTCCACCAAGGTTATCAATTAACCATTGATAGCCCTCATCTGGATCGTCATTTGATCCAACTAGAACTCGTGTAACGATGTTGTTTTCGTCTAATTCGGCCCAATGTGCCATTTTTTTACCTCCTTATGGTAAGTTTTTTTATTTTATCATTTATTAGATGATAAGTCTATTTTAAACTGGATATCTAACTATTACAACTCATGAACCGCCATCTATTCCCCATTTTTCTATTGGACAAAAAGCATGTGAAACTGCACATTTTAATTTCATTATACAGCCACATTGAGAACATTGACCAGTTAGTTTTATAAAATTATCACATGATTTGCATATCTCTAATCTTATATCGTATATGTCTTGAGAAACATATTTTGTATTAGGATTAAGTAGATCCCATGGCATGGCATTTTTCATATAAATCCATTCTGCTAATAAGAAATAATAATGACTCCAGGCCCACCGTTGCTGTTACTTGCAACTCCTCCAGAACCATAAATAGATGGACCGCCATTAATTCCTCCATATGTATAAGATGAACCAGAAATACTGCTTGTATATGTTGATCCAGAACCATTAGATCCAAATGAGCAGCCTCCGCTACCTCCATTATAGACAATTGTTGCTCCAGCTGTCAATCCTGAAACTGAAGATGTTGGCTGATATGTACAGGTTGAAGATCCATTTCCCATTGCACCATTACAGTTATTATTATATTCAGAAACACCGCCACCGCCTCCACCAACTGTTGCACCAAATCCAGTTGTAATACATCCTTGTCCTCCTGATTGATTATAAGCAACAGCACCGCCACCGCCAGTGCCAACAACAAGATTATAAGATGTTCCAGCAACAACTGGCACTGCTGGATGATAGACTATTCCGCCGCCGCCGCCTCCACCGCCAGCACCATTTCCACGATTATTTCCACCACCACCGCCGCCTCCAACCATTAGTACTTTGACTGAAGATATTCCAGTTGGTGCAGTCCAGGAAGTGCTTGAAGTTATTGTTTCTATAACTGGAGTTCTTGTAATGTTTATAGAAAAAGCTCTTGAGGAAGTATTATTTCCATCTGTTACAGAAATTGTAAAATTATAAGTTGTATCTGACAATGGATTTGTAGCTGTACCAGAAATTAATCCAGTTGAACTATTTAAAGAAAGTCCTGCTGGTAAACTTCCAGAAGATACGGAATAAGTTAATGTGTTATTTTCTTCATCTGTAGCTGATAATTGAATTGATACTGATGATCCGCCAGAGTTAGTTCCTAAAGATCCTGCTGTTGTTTGCCAAACAGGGGTATCATTTACTGAAAGTAAATCATAATATATTCCATACAAATTAGAGGGATTTGTAACTTTAACATCATAAGGTTCATTTGTTGCTAATATTGATCCAAATGTTGCAGTCATAGCATTAAAACTTAAAACAGATGAGCTTGTTGGTGAATATTCAGTACCATCATTTCCTATTAATACTACAGCGGCTCCTACTGCAAAATTTGTTCCTAATATAGTAATAGTATTTGTTGTATTTTGTTGAGTAACAGTTCCAGAATAACCAGTTACTCCTGGTGTTTCAGCAACAATATTTTGCCAACCATATTGAGCACCTGTATATAATTCTAATCTTTGTAATTCACCATTAAAATAAGGCTGACCAGTTGTAGCAGATGCAGGACGACCTGCAGTATTACCAAAAGGAATACCTGAATTTGATGACTTTCTAATAGCCATTATTCGAACCTCCATCCAAGCGTTGTGCCTGTATAAATAAATATTGAGCCTGATTGATCTACGTCAATTATAGCATTATCTAATTGTCCATTAATCTTATTGCCGTTTCTGGCTATTGTTATATTATTTGTTGCCGCCGACCCAGATGCATCATATACTGCAATTGTATCGCCAAGAGCGGGGCTGGCAGGAAGAGTTAAGGTTCTTGCTGCTGTTGTATCTACAAAGTAATTATAATTAGCTACTAGGGTAATATTAGATGATACCGCTTGGGCGGTAGGACCAGTAGGAATTGATACTGAACCTCCTAATGAAACCGCCGATCCATTAATAGTAATACTTGAATTTGTTAAAGATGAATTTCCAATATTAGACAAAGTATTATTAGTACCAGAAATTGTTTTATTGGTTAATGTTTCTGATCCTGCTAAGGTTGCAAAATCATTTCCAGATAATGCTGAATTAAATTCCGATATGTTACCAGTAATAGTATTATTAGCAAGACTAATTGTTTTATTAGTTAAAGTTTGATTTCCATCTATTGTAAGAGCATTAGGAATGGCGGTACTAACAGATTGCCATTGTGTACCATCCCATACTCTTATTATTTTAGCCATTATGCTGTTATACTCCCGTTTGCTGTAAATTTATAATAATAATAACCACCAGATTGAATTGGAGATACTGTAGCAGAAGTTGCTGGGTAATTAGTTCTTAATACAACTACTCCAGATCCACCTTGTCCTCCAGAGTTTGCTGAATTTTCACCGCAGCCACCACCGCCGCCGCCAGTATTTGAAACTCCATTACCACCAATTCCTCCAACAGCACCAGAACCTTGAGCTCCTCCTCCTTTACCTCCAACACCTCCGCCTGATTGATTTGTTCCATTTCCTCCACCACCTGCAACATAGTAATGTGATCCATCACTTACACCAGCTGAAGCTGCATCGCTTAATGCTGTCCAAATTCCGTCTCCGCCAGCTTTTGTTTGTCCGCTAACACCATTTAATCCTGCTGCGCCTGCGCCGCCACCTGAGCCACCAGAACCTGGTTGTCCATTTTGACCATTACCTCCAGAAAAACCTTGTGTTGGACTAGATGCTGCTCCACCTAAACCAGTAAAATAACCAGTTCCTCCGCCGCCAGAACCTCCAGCAGCACCATGGCTATCTGCGCCTCCATATCCACCGCCTCTTCCACCTCCAAGTGCAGTTACTGTTGTAATATCATTTCCTGAAATAGAACTATTTACTCCATTAGTTGCAGAACTTCTTGTGGCAGCAGTTCCTCCTGCGCCAACAGTTATTGTATATGTATTTCCTGTTGTAAATGTTAAACTTGATTGTAATGCTCCTAATCCTCCAGTAGAAGTAACACTAGAACGAACTCCTCCTGCACCTGCTCCACCGCCATAATCACCGCCAGTTGCTCCACCACCTGCAACAACTAAGAAATTAACAGAAATTGTTGGATTTTCTGGAGTAACACTATTACTTACAGAACTTGCAGCAGATGTACCATTTGCATTTGTGGCGGTGGCGGTAAATGTATATGCTGTGCCATTTGTAAGCCCAGTAAATGTATAGGTTGTATTTGATGTAGTTTGTGTTGTAGTTGCTGGATTAGATGTTATTGAATATTGAGTAATTGTTGATCCACCTGTTGCTCCTGTTATAGTTAAAACTGCATTTGTATTTCCAGCAACTGCCGAAATGCTAGGGGCTTGTGGAATGGTAGTTGCAGTAATGCTTGCTGACGCAGCAGATGCTGCAGATGTGCCGTAAACATTTGATGCAACAGCGGTAAAAGTATATGCAGTATTTGATTGTAAACCTTCAACAATAATAGGAGATGATGATCCAGTATTATAATAAGAACCTGGAGAAGATGTAATTGTATATGTAGAACCTGGAACTGAACCTGGAACAAAGGCTACTGAAGCAGCACCATTATTATATGCCCGCCCAGTTCCTACATTTGTAGCAACAACACTGCTTGGAGCAGTAGCAGTTGCACCAATTGCAACCCAATTTGTTCCATCATAAAATTCTGGATACCCTAATTGTGTATTCATATACACATCGCCATTTGTGGCGGGGGAAGGACGAGAAGCAGTATTTCCCCTTTTTACATGTCCATTAGCAGTAGTATTATGAGAAGATATTGATGAAGAAACAGATGATGATGTAGCAAGGGTTGCTGTATCAGAAATTCCATGAACAGATGTTGTTAAAGCATTATGAGATCCAATAGCAGCAGTTACTTCAGCATCCGTCGCTGCCGACGTATTTGAGCTAAATAAGTTTGCTATATCTCTGATTCTGCTCATTAGAATGTAATGCTTCCGTTTGCTGTAAATTTGTAAATATAATTAGGTCCAACAATTGTTGGATTAACTGATGAAGAAGATGCTTGCACTGGTGATTTTATAATTACTACTCCAGATGCGCCTGAGCCAGTTGGATTACTATTTCCAAATGCACCTCCACCACCTGAGCCAGTATTTATTGTTCCAGAAGTTGCTTGTTGATTACTACTATTACTATATCCTCTTCCGCCTACGCCTGAGCCACCAGTTCCTGCGGTTCCATTACTAGATTGTCCTCCACCGCCACCAGCGTAAGCAAGAGATGATCCAGTAATTGAATTAAATACTCCATCACCGCCATTTCCTCCATTCATGCCAGAATGATTAGATCCAGAACCGCCAGCGCCACCTCCGCCACCAGCTCCTTCATATTGATTACTTGGTCGTCCTCCACCTCTTCCACCAGAGTATCCTTCTACTGGAGAATACCCACCTTGATTTCCAGAACCACCATATGTTATTGGTCCAGATGACGAAGTTTCTGTTACTCCTCCACCACCGCCTGAGCCACCAGCTCCTCCATTATTACCAGAATAGGCTCCTCCTCCACCACCGCCAGTTGAAGTTATAGTTGAAATTCCTGAAGCAGCAATAGATGAATCTATTCCTTTAGATCCACTAGTATAATTTACTTCCCCTCCAGTAATTGGTCCTCCACCTGCTCCGCCGCCGCCAACCGTAATTGTATAAGTTTTTCCATTAGTCATACTAAATGAATTACTATATCTATATCCGCCAGCGCCACCTCCACCACCATAACCTCCGCCACCGCCGCCACCTGCGACTACAAGGTACTCTCCAGTAAATGATGAAGTAGGAATAGCACTATTACTTGCAGAACTTGCTGCAGATGTTCCATTAGCATTTGTGGCTGTAACTGTAAATGTATAAGCAGTACCATTTGTTAACCCTGTTACAGTTATTGGCGACGATGCGCCAGATGCTGTAATATTTCCAGGAGAAGATGTTACTGTATATGATGTTATTGCTGAGCCGCCAGTTGCATTTGCTGTAAATGGAACTGATGCTGTATTTGATCCATCAGATGATGCAGTAGCAGTTCCAATTGTTGGTGCTTGTGGCACAGTAGTTGTAGTTACTGCGGTAGACGCTGCGGATGATAATGATGTTCCAAAATTATTTCTTGCTTGAACTGTATAAGCATATTGAGTAGATGATTGTAATCCAGTAACTGTAATTGGTGATGATGAGCCAGTAAATGTAGCTGGAGAAGTTGCTGGAGAAGGAGTAACCACATATTGATCAATAAATCCTCCACCTGCACCATTAGCAAAAGCAACAGACATTTGTCCATTATTATATGCCCTATTAGAGGGTTGATCTATTGCAACAATAGATGTTGGAACTGCTGGTGGAGCGGAAGATGCTACCCATCCTTGAGATGTATAAATCTCCAAACATCCTAATGTACCATTATAAAATACATCACCAATTGATGGAGATGATGGGCGATCTGCTGTAGTTCCCTTTGGAACTCCACCTAAACCAGATGCTCTTAAATCAGCCATTATGCCACCTTCCATCCATATGTGTTACCTGTAAATACAAGGGTATACCATGAACCATTTACGTCAATAATAAAATTGCCTGCATTTCCATTAATTAATTTGCCGTTACGGGCCACAGTTATATTATACGTTGAAGCGTTTCCAGAAGCATCAAATATGTCAATTTGATCATTTACTGAAGGGTTTGCTGGAAGAGTAAGGGTTAAAGCAGATGATGAAGTAGCAAAATATCTAGTTCCTACCGCTAAATTTGTATTTGCTGATATAGATGATGAAGCCTCATTCTTCTTACCCGCCAAAGAAGTAGTTACTGTTGAAGCAAAGTTTGCATCATCTCCTAAAGCTGCCGCCAATTCATCTAAAGTGTTTAGGGCAGATGGGGCGGAAGCAATTAGATTATTTACCTCTGTTGCTATCTTGCTATCTATTTCAGCCTGAGTATATGTATTTACAGAATTAAGGTTTGTTATTGTAACAATTTCTACGATATCGCCTGCCGCTGCGGCGGTTCCAAGAATCACAGTATTACTTCCAGATGTTGTATAGTCTGTTGTTCTTAAAAGTAGTAATCCATTAAAATATACCTGCTCATATCCGTCTATAAATGTTACGGATGCTACGAAATTTGTTTGTCCTGCCGTTGCAGTAAATGTATGACGACGAATAATATTTGGATCAAAGCTATCTGAATTAGAATCAGATTCCACCCATATTTGACCAGTTGCTGGAGATGTTGGAGCATCTGCCTGATATAAAGATCCAGGCTGAACGCTATTTGATATTTCTGTTTTGACAAATTGAGTAGTTGCAATTTGAGTTGTATTTGTTCCAGCAGTAGCCGTAGGAGCTAATGGAGTGCCAGTAAGTGTAGGACTATTTATTGGAGCATATGTTGATGATGCAGTTGTTGAAGATAGTTTAGAATCTATCTGTGCCTGAATACCTGAAGTTACTCCATTTAAATATCCAATTTCTGTATCAGATATATCTGCTACTCTGGCTTGAATAATTGCTGTATCTACTGATATTGCTCCAGTTGTATCATTATATGATAATCCTGAGCCAACAGAGTTTCCTATTGCATCTTGTGCTCTTTCATTTGTAAAGTATAAATTTGTAGTTCCTTCACCGATATTATCTGTTCCAAATGCTGCTGCTCCGCCTAAAGAGATTGGAAAATTATTAATTGTAATTGATGAGTTGGCAAGTTTATCATTGGCTATTGATCCTGCAAGCATTGCATTTGTTACAGTATTATTTGGAAGTGTTACTGTTCCTGTAAATGTAGGAGAAGCAAGTGGTGCTTTTAATGCAAGGCTGT